AATCACCAAAAAGCAAAAAAAAAGCATTATTCACCGTATACGGCGCCCAGACGGCGCCCCAGGGGCACAAGATAGGCGCCGGCGTCAAACACTGTTAAACACTGGGACAAATACTACTAGTGCACATATGTACACCATACCCGGGGGTGGGGATCTGCCTACTGCGTGCCCACAGATCTACAGATTCATAATGTGGCCCTTAAAAAAATATGCGTCTCAAAGGCCTTTTACTTGACAATATCCGTCCTATAGTGTACGCATTGCCAACAATGGATACTGATGGGACCGAACTAAGCAACGAAATACAACAATCTATGTCAGAAGTTATTGCTGATAAGGAGCTTATGAAAGTCAAAAGTTTGTCCCGTCACAACCCAGAAAAAGTTGCTAAGATACTTTATTTGTATTCGCTTGGCAAAAGCCAAACCCACATTGTCAAAAAATACAACATACAAAGATCGACTGTAATCCAGGTACTAGTAGATTACGCAGACCATCTAAGCAAGTTACGAGAGGTCGCGGGCAAGATTGCGGCCCGTAACTATATGAGTCTCAGTAGCTTAGAAGAAGATTTGGTAGACAAAGTTCGGAATAGATTAGAAAATGACCCCGATATGGAGGTCAGCTTTCGGGACATTAAGGAGTTGTCTATAGCAAAAAGTAATGCATTCAGAGAGACTATGACATCTAGGGGCGAGGCCACTCAGATAACAGAGGAGCGTAAGGTGGTGACCCAAGAAGACTACGAGGACACCATCAAGGCAGCTAAGAAAAGATTACAAGATATGAAAAGAGTTGACCAACCGGAGATAATAGAAAACAACAATGATTGACAGTGATTATGATGACCTCTTTGACCGCGTCCGTGGCAACCTAGGCGAGCATTTTACTAACTATATGTTTATAGTTATGGATGACGATGGGGACTTGTTTTACGATTATACTAACTACAGAGTAGGGCGTATGCTTGTAAAGGAAACCCAGTTAGATATGGACCAAGAAATAGATTCCGTAGAGATAGTATGGGATACAGAAGAGGAGGAAGAATCAGAAGAAGATGGATAGCACTATAGCGGTTTATTTTGGTTTTTGGTTTTTTATTATATTTGGTTGTTTGTTTATGGCTTGCAGACAAGTAGTAGTGGAGAAAAGCAAAAAAGAAGAATAAATGGAAATACAGTTTAGCAAGCATCCTTTCCTAGAAGCGCCTACGGACGAGGATATAGTCCTTTTAGCAGAGCACGACCCCAAGGTATTGGAGCAGTTATATAATGCCCACGAGGGTAGGATAAAGGCTTCTATGGATGATCCTGTGCGGTACGGCTTTGACTTAGATGGCTGGGAACGTATGAGTAATGCACTAGGTAAATATAATGAATGCTTGGTATTAGGTGGTAATAGAAGTGGCAAGACTACTGGCTGTGCTAAGATAATTATGAAAGCAGTAATGGAAAACACTGACGGCCATATCGTATGCTTCAGTCAAAACGCCGATACATCTATTAAGGTACAGCAGTCCGCTGTATGGGAGATGATGCCCCGTGAGTTTCGTAAGAAAACAAAAAGTATCGAAGGTTATATAAATTATTCTATGCAAAATGGTTTTACTGGTAGTAGCTTTATCTTTCCAGATACTAGAACTAGAGTTGATTTTAAAACTTACACTCAGTTTAGCAATAATCAAACTATCCTAGAGGGATTTGAATTTGGGTTCAAGAGACCGGACAAACTAAACTCTGGAGCTTGGTTGGACGAGTACTTAGGAGATGCTACATTGGTAAATACTTTGAGGTTTAGATTAGCAACAAGAGATGCTAAAATGGTCATAGGTTTTACACCGATTGATGGATATACACCTTTTATCAGCGAGTATTTAAAGGGCGCTGAAACAACACAAACCAGAAGTGCGCAGCTTTTGAAAGATAGACAAGTACCTATAGAGCAATATAGTCCAGACAGAGATGCTGGAGTAGTGTATCTGCATTCTGATGAGAATCCTTTTGGGGGCTATGATAGAATAGCTAAAGACCTAAGAGGCCGACCAGAGGATGAGATACTAGTACGAGCATATGGAGTGCCTGTAAAGTCTATGACATCGCTGTTACCTTTATTCAACACTGAGCTAAATGTATTATCTGAAGTACCAAATAAAAGAGGAAGAACCTTCCCGAACATATCTGATAAGTCCAACTACTCTTGTTATATGGTGGTCGACCCCGCCGGTGCTAGGAACTATGTTGCAATATGGGCGGGAGTGGATAGAGATGGTAGGGTCTTTATTCGTAGAGAGTGGCCCGACCGTGATACATATGGCGAGTGGGCAGTTTTTGGGGATCCAAAGTGGAGGTTTGGACCAGCATCAAAAAAGATCGGACTCAATGTAGAAGGCTATGTAGATCTCTTCAAGGAGATAGAAGAAGAGCTAGAGATAAAAGTGGTAGAGCGAATAGGTGACTCTAGATACTTTGCTAGAGAGAATGAAAACAATGATGATTTATTTACAGCGTTCTATGATCACGGGATGCATTTTTATCCTAGTGATGGTAGACAAGAGGAGCTAGGTATAAGTGCATTGGATGAGTGGTTTAGTTATAATCCAAATGTAGAGATAGATGACGCAAACCAGCCAATGTGTTATGTACATAGTGATTGCGGAAACCTAATAGATTCTTTAATTAACTATAACTCAAGCGGAAAGTCTGACGAACCCCTCAAGGACTTCTTTGATGTAATTAGATATCTTAGGATGTCTAACGCCGGAGAAGGGCCAGATCATATTGATGCGAGGAGTTTACTAACAACAACAAAAACAAAAGGAGGCTACTAATGGCCAAAAAAAGACTAACAGAAATAACAGAAGAATACGGCATTCCGTTTGAGGAAGGCTTGGACATAACGTTCAAAGAACTAGAAGAAGAGATGGTATCTGGAAAAGGTAGAAACACTTGGATAGACGAAGACGGTCAAAGAATACTGGATGAGTTTATTTCAATGCCTGTTTTATACAGAGGTCAGATAATTACTCAAGCATTGAATCCTAATTATGTGATGGTTTACTTGAAAGAACAAGTAAAGAAAGTCAAGGTTAAGATACCTAGAAGAATGCAGGGTAGACTAACAAAAGGTAAGCTAATATACTTCGAGGCAGACAACAGTGGATTTGAGCCTAAATACAATTGGGTAAAAACACCACAAAGAACTTAATGAGGTTGATAGCTATGATATTATATTAAATAAACTATGCAAAGTGACTCAATCTCAGAAGCTCTTACGTATGTAGGTAAAGAGCCCGATATCAAAACATTGTGTTATGCGTACGATCAAACTGTAACAGAGCTTGAAGCTTACTTTGATTTGTGCCGCAATAGCTATGATGACCGCAGAAATATGTGGCCAGGAAAAAGCCGTGACCACAGAAAGCACGGAGCTGATGCTTTTCCTTGGGAAGGTGCTGCTGATATGGAGGCGCATACTATAGATGAACGCATTACTAGATTGGTTGCGTTATTTATATCTTCATTGAATCGTGCTAACATTCGTGCATTCCCAGTAGAAAGTGGGGACATTGCTCGTAGTAAGCTAGTATCTAGCTTTTTAAAATGGATGGTATCTAGTGGGTATATACCTAGATTTAAGAAAGAAATGGAACTAGGTGCCAACTATTTACTTGAGCGAGGTATATTAATTACATATGTAGGTTGGTTACGAGAGGATAGAACATATTTACAAAAACTTACTTTAGATCAGATAGCAGAGATAGATCCAGTAGTAGCAGATGTTATTTTACAAGGTGACAATGATTACGATATTGTTACTTTGATGTTGGCTACTTTTCCGGGATTAAGTGAAAAGAGAGCTAAAAAAGCAGTCAAAGATTTAAGAAAAAATAAAGAAGCAGAATTACCAATAGTAAGAAGACAAGTAAACGCACCAGAAGTAAAAACATTAGCACCAGATGGTGATTTCTTTTTCCCTCCGTATGTTACGGATCCACAAAGAGCACCGTACTGTTTTTGGCGTACTTATTACACAGCACAAGAATTACAAAATAAAGTAATAACAGATGGCTGGGATTCTGAATTTGTAGATTACGTTATTGAGCACTACAGAGGCGTAAATATAGATAGTTTAGAAAGAGAACAAGAGGGCCGTAGAAGTATATCATTAACAGACAATGCATACGAGGCTAATGAACTCATAGAGATTGTATACGGATATCAAAGATTGATTGATCCAGAAGATGGATCAGAAGGTATCTATTGTACAGTGTTTCATAAAGAATTTAATGGTAACGAGCAATCACCAGGATTTGCTAAGTTTGAGTTACTGAATGGATACGAAGATTATCCCGTAGTGGTAAGTAAACTATCTGAAGATAGTAAACGATTATATGATACTCAAACAATACCAGATGTATTGAGAGGTATACAGAATCAAGTTAAAGTAGAAAGAGATTCTAGAATTGATAGAAACAGTATTGCTACATTACCACCGATTTTACATCCAGTAGGGCAAGCACCTACAGATTGGGGTCCGGGCAGGATGATACCATACAGACGTAAGGGTGATCTTGATTTTGCTCCTACACCTCC